TGCTAAGCTAAGAGCGGTTCCCGCTTCTATAGCTGAAATATTAAAACTCTTACGTGCCCTTCTTCGTGGGGCCTTTCTTCGTGCAACCATAACGGATTAAAGTTTAATCTGTTATATATATCTATTGGCTTAATTATTATTGGAGCCTTTCAAGGTGATATTTGATTACTTCGGTCTTATCTTCGCCACAACTAAAGCATAACCAATTATCTTCTACCTGTTCAAACTCTCTACGTTTCATACAAGCAGTGCAAAAAGCAGTAGGCCCGCGTGCAACACTCTTTTGCTCTTCGGTATTATCTGCTAACATTGCCTTTCTAATTAACTTATTTACGATCGCTGATGCTTTCTCATTCTTTCTTTCGCTGTATTCCTTAAGCCATCCTAACTCTTGTAAACCCATTGTGAAAGATTTCGTGGCTTTAAATTCTGCTTTTCTACCCATTTATTTTAATACCTTACAATGAAGATCGTAAACCGTGCCGTTTTTTTTATTAGTAACACAAAAGTGACAGCCACAATAACCAATAATCTTTTCTTGATTTATATTTTCTGCTACTGTTTCAGGAAAAGCAATTTCGCATAAGCGTGATTCTGCTTCTACCTTTCTGCCGTGAGTCCTTCCATACCTCATTAATGCTATCAAAGCTTTCACTTCGATTTTTTGCTGTCGTTGCTTATATTGTTCATAGTCGTATACACCCATAATTCAGCATTAGCGAACCCTACTTAATATAATACATTATTATATAATTAACAAAAGAGTCACTCTTAAAAAAAAAAAAAAGAGATAGTCATACCAATATAATATAATAATTATGTTATTTATTTAGTTAAAATGCCCTTAGGAATAGAAGGTTTTGCGTTGATTTGGGCCTCTTTAGGGCCATTTTCACCCTCTTTTAGGCCATTTAGACCCTCTTTTAGGCCCATTACATCCCCAATACCTGCCTTATTAGCCATGTATTCGACCATCATAGAGGGCCAGTCGCCATCCTTAACCGCTTTTCGTATATTGTTCATCGGATCTAATTGTTTAGCTTTTTGAGTCATTGCCCCAACCGAACCAAAAAAACTTTTCTGAAAGTGTTCTTGAAACTCTTCTAATTTATCATGCATTCTATTTTCGATTTCTTCTATAATGGCTTCTAATGCTTCAAGCAAAACTTCGTCACTTTCAGCACTTTGAACCCATGTAGTCCATTTTTGACGCGATAACTCCGCTATATATTGACTCAGAAACCAATAAAAGATAGTCCAAACGGTAGCATAGGCAAGTAATACGTATGTATCAATTACCATCTTATCCTTGTTTCCACTGACTTTCGGGTATTATAGAAGGTCTACTACAACCTTCAATTTTCATACTTTGGATTGTGTTTAATTGCGCTAAAGCTTGTAATGAAACCCCGACAAAAGGAATAGGGATCCCTTCAGCAATTGTGTTTTGAGTCACGTAGTCAGCCTCATACCGCTGACATCGTGTTAATACGTTTCCTTGTATCGTCACTTCAGGTTGTTGTGGTTCGGTTCTTTGTTGTTCGCCTCTTGTAAACCTTGTAATTAGTTTAGCAACACCTAAACCCCATCCTATAGCCTCTTCTTCTAAAGCTGTTAATACTTTTTCTTTAATATCATCTCTAAATATGTAAGCTATTGATGCAATACTTACGCCTAAAAAAATAGGGAGTCCTGAAATAATCGCTTCGCTTGCTATATCTTTTTTATTTTCTCTTTTGTAATATCTGTCTAATGCATCGGTTTGAACTTTTGTTAATTTCTTGAATGTGCCATCGGGCAATAACTCTAAAGCCATTTTAAAAAAACCGTTTTAATTTAATTATATCGCTAAAAACTTCGGGGTCTACTTCGAAAATTGGTTTAGGTGCATCCGGTGGTTTAGAATCGGGAGTAGGGCCAATTACTGTTGGTGGTGTATCCATGAAAGAACGTTTTGACAGCAATTGACCGATTAAGAATAATTCAACAATCATCTTGATCCTTTAACCTATTCCCAAGCACGGTTTGTGCTTAATAGTTGTTTTACTGATCATCGCCTCTTTTTCCTAAATGCTATACCCATTTTCTTTAGTTTTAATTTACCGTTAGCGTATCTAAATTCCTTTTTCTTACTGTTAGCCTTAACAAACTTATTCCATGCTGATAGTTTACGTTTAGGTTTTTTTCTTTTCATTTCCCTTAATGCTAAAAAGTGAGCCGGTCCTTCTCTACTACCTTCTGTTCTCTCAAGTATTTTCATTGCTTCAGCATAACCCCTTCTATATCCATCCATAAAGGGATCCCCTTCAAAGTCCATCATATACTCTATTTCCTTACGGGTTAAGCGTTTAGGCATTAAACAAGCCTCAAGAACGCGGTTTCTATATCGCTTTCACCACCGCTATTATTAGTAATCTTAAACTGCAATAGCTTTTGATTAGCTAAAGTTCCGTATATAGTAAATATATTCCATGTCCCCCCGTTTAAACTATCGGCAGTGTCTGCAAATAGTTCGTCTAAACGGTCAGCGGGTTGTCTATATGCCCCTCTTAATGTTGAAGCGGGATTAATAGGGTTTAAATTAGAATAACTAAAATCATTTGGCCCCATTATAGCAGTTATAGCATAGTTTCCACCGTTAGACGGTTTAATGGCTACTTGCAAGTCTTGAAAGCCTGTCATATCTAAAGGCCAAATAGTTCCGGTTGCTTGAGGGGCTAATATTTCCCCTGTATTAGGAATCCCAACGTCTATACCAAAAGCAAAAAATTGTTCATCACTTGATTTTAAACCTTTCCAATCGCCCTTTTCATCTACAAAGCCAGTTGTTAAGGTTGGTCTTATTTCTTGAACTACGTCTATAGTTCCGTTAACCGTTGCGGATTGAACACCCGCTTCCCTTTCTATACTAAATGGCGCGTAGCCTTCGCGCTTCTGAGCCATATTAATCTTATGCGAAAACCAAAGTCACCGCACAACTTGCGGTTCCTACATCCGTATCCATTGCCATTGCGACGCTTACTTGATTAGAACCAACAACGGGAATTGCTACATCTAAATTAAAAGGCATATTTGTCATGCCGTTAGATGCGGGTGTGCCATCGACACCTTGTGAACCTACGGTAATGGTTTCCTGTCCTTGAGATAAACCATCGCCCGAAATCTGAAGGGCAAAGGTAGTTGCGCCATTACTGGCGCTATCTGTCGAAACCGTTGCAATTATGCCCACAATAGAACTTGCTTGTTTTGGTATTTGAATCGATGCCGTTGTCGATTGTCCATATAACGACCCTAAAGCCGTAAATGAATCACTTGCTGTTAATGCTCCTTCTCTTGTTCGATAGAATGCCATGTTTATGCCTTAATGCGGATTGGGCCTAATTTGGCGAGGGTTCCGCTTGCAAACCCTTTTGTTAAAGCTTTAGCAACAAACGCGCCCGCTAATGTAGCGGTTATAACTTGTTTGTTTGCCATTACACTGGATTGTAATGTATTGAGGGCACCGTTTAGGTTTCCCTTTATTGCTTGATCTACTGCGCTTACCGCGCCTGTAGATTGTGCTAAGCTAAGAGCGGTTCCCGCTTCTATAGCTGAAATATTAAAACTCTTACGTGCCCTTCTTCGTGGGGCCTTTCTTCGTGCAACCATAACGGATTAAAGTTTAATCTGTTATATATATCTATTGGCTTAATTATTATTGGA